CCATTGCGTATAATCCCTGCCATGTTTTTAACTTCTGTGCCTTATTTTCTTCTGTATCAAGAGCCTGTGAAACTGGTTTAAACTTATCCTTACGTTTTGGGTTATAGGCCATTGCAAGCTCTTTGCCGATAAGATTCTCTAATGTTTCAGGCAACATAAAGTCGTTACACAGAGTTAAAAGCATACGATAAAAATCACTGAAGCCGATAAACTCAAGATTCATGGATTTCATGCCTGAGCGTGCGGTTGCTCTCTGATTTGTAATGGCTCCAACAGTTGCGGTTTCAGCCCGTTCTGAAGGCATCCCCATCGTCTGAGGTGATGTTGCCATCGCATAATCCATACGAGAAGCCAATAAATTCTGATGGAATATGCCACCTTGAATATTGTCGTCTATAACCCATTGTTCAAGATCATCCATATTTTCAACCATAGTTACGGTTTCAGGACTGATCTTGACTTTCTCAGGTACACCGGAGAATCTCTTTCCCTTAAATGCTGGTGTGATAGAAAGTCTTGTGCGGAAATTCATTAAGTTATAATTATCATCAGTTGCAATCTGAAGTTCTCTGTTTACAGCACCATCACCGAAACCGTTGTCATCCACCATATCAACATAACATAGGAATTTCACCATGGGTCTTCGAGTATGTTTTGATTTTCTGAATCCTATTACATGGCGTGGTGCATCACTTTCTCTATGCTGAATATAATGTATGATACATTCAACCATTTCTGCATCAGGTTCGAATTTACCATCTTTATCAATAGCAGGTACATATTCACCGTCTTTTTCTTTCGCCGGGAACTTACCCCATCTCTCATATACCAAGAAAACCTTTTCTACAGGTTCCGGTTGCTCAACTATTGTACCTTCTAAATTGTACGTTTTCTCACCACGTTTTCCTTCTGGTACTTCTTCGTCAAGAAAATCAAGATTGAAATATCCCATATAGTCAGCTTCAGCTTTTAATTTTGTGAGCGTTGCTTCTGACTCAAATATCACAAGTTCCTTATCATTTAAGGAATAGGCATATTCCGGGGATTGATATACATTCTGAATCGGATATACATCAAAAGTTGGAGTATCAGTTTCAACTTCGTCTTTATAAACAGGTTCTTCTGTTATGTTAAAAGCAGGTCTTTGTATCAATGGGTCTGCATAAGGCATACCATCTTCAGCAAGAAAATCTCCCGTTACAGGATCAACCGAAATTTCAGACTTCTGTTGCAGATGAGATACGACTTTGTTTATCTTCTGCGAATAACCACCTTTAATAATTCCATATCCGCATGTAAATACATAATTTATTAGTCTTATGATCTTATGATAATAATAGGTATCGGGGTCTTTCAGCAAGACATTAAGAAGTGTTTTTGCTGCTTTAGCTTCTAAGACGTCTTTAGGATCGTCAGAATCTAAATCAGCTTCTACATAATCAGTAGATGAAAAATATTGACCGCTGAAACCTGCAATCTGGGTAAGAAGTCTTGCTATAAATTCAGGCAGGGATATGTCAGATTCCCAATCATTCGGCTTCTTATTCCGAATACTGTGAATCATATTGTAATAAACTTTGAAGTCGTCGTTGACCTTTATATTGTTTTTCTTGGCAACTTCAAGTTCTGTAGATAGATGATCTAAAAGGGCTTTTTGAGATTTATCCTTAAATGGGGCATCCGTTTTCACTTCATCCATCATCTACCTCTTTGACCATGAAATAGTTGTGTCGGCTCGTATTGATTTGAAACGCGCATATCGTACCAGACGGGATTTAAAGCACCTAAGAACTCAAGGTTTCTTGGAAAGTCGGAGAATTTCTGTGATTCTTTTTTCACTGTTTTCACGGCCTTTACATGCTCCTGTTTGAAGTCAACCATACGCCATGATTTAAAGTGTTCTATATGGCCTCTACAGTTATCAAAAAACCATATTGTGGGCAAGTATATCCCATATCTTGTATCTGTCAACTTATTTTTATTAATATTATTACCGGGTACGCCACATATAAGGGAGTTTTTTAGTCTCATCTTAATATTCATACGCCCTTGCGTGTTTTTTGTATCTGCCGGAGTAAGTCGTCTTAAACCCAATTCTCCCATAGATAAATCGTCAAAAGTGGTAAATCCTGTATTGCCTTGTTTCGTATTTGCAAGGGGATCTATTAAGGTACACCTATTAAATTCTTCATCCTCTCCAAGTAAGGATTCAGACTTTATTTCATCTCTTAATTCAAGCGTTACCCGATGGTCATGACGTGCAACAAGCTCATTCCATACAAACCATTCGTTCTGAGGACTTATCACCACCCAAGATGTATACCAGGGTTTTGCAGGATGATAATCTATAACTCGATAATTCCAGTATGCCCTGAATAAAGACGCATCAAAAATACTATCACGAGAGATTTTGTGTATTTTCTCGTCAAAGGATTTATATATCGTTCCACCAACCTGTCTGAATACACCATGTCTACGCATAGCCAATTCATCGGGATCATCTATACCTTCAAAAATACGGTCTATGGTTTCAAGTGTCATTACAGGATTATCGTCTGTAGCCCAACAAAAAACCTCAATATCAGACGTTGAATCCAATTCCTCAACAGGCTTAAATCCAAACTTGTCACAATTGATTTTAGACCGATATATTTTTCTGGCCTTTCTCCATATTGAATCGTACATCCAGTCTAATCCTCGCGCCGGTGTCACGGATATACTTATATCCCCGCCTTCCTTTAATAACCGGATAGAACTTTCATCATACTTGATTCTCTCAATTTCTTCATCCTGATAATACGCAGACCGCTGTACTGACATGAAAGCATCTAGTTCCTGTGTGCTGGCCATGAACTCAACCGAGTGATCAGCCCCGGCGCCAGTTACATTCTTAACACCCATTATCTTACTGCGAGCTGTTATTTTCTTTGTAATCAGACCCATTGGAGCTAATATGCGTCTTAGCTCAACATATTGCTGATTCTGTTCATCATTCTCATCACCGGGCACAACCTTGCTCACCATCCTAATTGGCTTATTTAAAACGTTCCTTTCAGGCACAGGATGAATATGAAGCAACCTTAGAGCCGCATCATACATACACGATCCGGTACCTCCGCCCTGGTTCCCTTTTATTATTGCCCTCACATGAGCAGGAGACATGATATATTTCTTTGCAGTATCATGCATCTGATACGACAACAAGTTCTCATACTGCAAATAGGGATTGTTAGAATCTACTTCCACTATGACTTTTCCTCAACCTCCCCGTCCTGTATATCCTCTTCCTTCTCATTCCCCCACTGACTCGCTAAAAACCTCTGCACATTACTCAATTCCTCAGCCCTGTTCGGCTGATTTACCTGAATCATTGTGTTAATCACAGTCCCAGGTGCACCACCACTTATTCCAGCAATGTTTGTTATGTGCTTTGCCGCATCAAATCCCAACCGCTTCTCATCCTTGTCAGCCCGCACCTTCGATCCGTCCATTACCAAACTCACTATTAAATCACCACTCGCCCTCAATCCCTTCCGTATTATCCTACCAGCCTCACGCTCTATCGTCTCCTTAACTACCTTATTCGTAGATAAGATCTTGTTCACAGCCCCATGCGTCTTACCTATCTCCTTCGCTATCGCACGACTAGACTTCCCTGCTAATCTGCCCTTCACTATCAAAGCCTTCTCCGCAGGTGTTGTCTTTGGCGCTACCTGACCTTTTCTCATTCCCATAAAATAACCTCTCCTATTTTACCACCCCCGTGTGACGGGAAGATAGATATAGCTACACAATTCTTCATCGACGGTCACTCCCCCGGTCGTTAACCTGCCTCTCACACACAGCTAACGCACACAAACATATAATCATTACTTGCACATAGCACAACTACACTGAACATGATGTGACACTGTTACGCGCTTGTTAATAGATGATAGCAGGGCAGCAACAACCGGCGCGGCTTGCTTGCTTGCCGATACCTTGTGCTGTTTGACTTGCCGGATATGATCAGGGGCACAGACAGTGCAGGATGCCGCAGGAACAACTATCTCAGGCTCGGGCATAGGTTGACACGGCTTATTTTTGCCAT